ATTAGAGGTCAAGTAAATTTTGCGTTTACAAAGGTCAGCACTAAGACCTGCCGAAACAAGCGAAGGTATTTGTTTTGTTTGTGGGGAGCTGGGACAAATTGTTGCTTACGACACTGTTTGTAATGGAAGCGTTTGCGAAGAATGCATTGATGGTGCAGTCGCAGTTGAGATTTTAATGATAGCGGTTTGGTCAACAAGAAAAGTAAGACACCCTAACAAAGGAGAGTCCAATGACTGGTTACGGAACTAAAACAAAGATCAAGAAGAGAAAAAAGTCGAAGAAGTCCAACACAGCAGACTCTAATGTGGGTAACCGCCGAGGGCGGGGAAGAGGAAGATAAACAAGTGAGCAGAGAACTTTATTCCGATATTGTTGACGACATCGCCAGCCGCGCACGCTGGGAAACACGTCAGTCTCTTTGGTATCAGATGCGTAACGATGGTTTACGCCGCCGCCAAAAGCCGTGGAACAATGCTTCCGATTTCCACTTCCCTTTAATAGACACCACCATCAATAAGCTTAAACCAGCTTTTTTCCAGCAGTCTATGGGGCTGGATGTTCTGGCAACCTTTGTACCAATGCGTCAACAGCTTTCGGCCTTCACTACTGCTGCCGAACATTGGTTCAGTTATAAGCTTAACGAGAAAAGCAACTATGCTTCTGAGGTGATGAGTTGGATTGACCATATGCTTGTTAGCGGGCAGGGGGTTATGAAGATTTACTGGAACACAGACAAGAAGCAGGTCGAGTACCAGTCTGTTGACCCGATGTATATTATTGTCCCACCGTGGACAAAGGGCATCGACACCGCTGACCGGATCACTCAAGTGATGCCTATGAGCCTAGAGCATTACAAGCGTTTGGGAATTTACGACACAAGCAAAGCAACTCTTGAACGAATCAAGGGCGGCAAGCTAGGGGACTCTGGAGTAACGGACGGACTCAAGTATGAGAGGGAAATCCGTGAGGGCATTACCCATTCCAACGATGAGGATCAAGTAATTGTTTGGGAGTCCTACACTCGCAACGAGGATGGTAAGTGGATAATTAAATGCTTCTCCCCTCAAGCCCCTGAAATTGATCTTCGTGATGAGATGGAGGTTCCCTTTGATCACGGCCAACCACCCTTTGCCGTAGCGAAATATGAAATCACTGACGGAGGATGGTATTCCCCTCGCGGCGTTTGCGAAGTGCTCGCACCTTTCGAGGCTTCGATGTGTAAGATTTGGAATGAGAAGATGGACGCTTTCACGCTGTTCAATAAGCCCCTCTTCCGAGCTGAGCGAGACTTACCCAATAGTATAAACTTGCGGCTAAACCCCGGCCAGATCTTACCTTTTGGCATTGCTCCGGTTCAAATGCCGAACACTCCAATGGACTTTGATAAGGAAGTTTCACAGACGCAGTCCATAGCTGAGCAACGAGTTACCGTTCCCGACTATGGAATTATGGCGGACAGGGATCGTCGCACTGCTACTGAAATCGAATCAGTTAACGCTCAGGCGCAGCAGAATATGGATTTGCGTTTGCGACTCTTCCGGCAAGCATTGGGTGATTTGTTCCGAATGTCTTGGAGCCTTCTTCTCCAGCACGATAAGAAAAGTCTTCAGTACCGATTCTTAGAGGACAGCCTGACTGTTGACCCAGTCGCCTTGCACGATGAGTACCAACTTGAGCCGCGAGGCGGGATGGATATGGTAAGTCGTGCAATGCTTTTGAACAGAGCCATTCAACGCAAGCAGTTGTTTATGAACTCACCGTGGATTAATCAGGTGGAACTTGATAAGTCCATTCTTGAGCTGGAAGACCCGTCACTTATTCCGAGACTGATTCAAGACCCGAACCAAAAGGCTGCTGCTGAAGTCACAGACGAGCAGCAGATTTTGCCAGCATTGTTGATTGGTGAAATGATTCCGGTTGATCAGGTTAATGAACACCCAGCTCGCATAGGGGTTCTTATGCAGTACCTTGAAAAGGCGCGTCAGGCTGGTCTGCAAATTAGCCCAGACGGCCAGCGGGCTGTTATGGCTAGACTTGATCAGTTGCTTTCTGGCTATGAACAAGTTGATACAAACAATGCTCGCGCTATGAGAGCTGATGTCGAAGACTACCTACAGAACGTAGGGATGATCCCATCGGCTGAAGATCAGCAGGCTGCTCAGATGCAACAAGTTATGCAACAGGTTCAACAACAGCAACCGCAAATGCAACCACAGCAGATATGAGGTTTTTAAAGTTCATTTCTATTGCTTGGCGTTTGTCCAAACACATACCGTGGATCGGTGAACCGGACTGGACAAGACGGGAAGCTGGAGCATTACGCAAGTTTCTTGTGTCTGATGAAGGTAAGCAGTTTCGTATGATTATGCTTAATATGGTTCTCAAGCAGAACCAGCAAGCGGTATCAAGTAAAAAAGAGCTTGAATTTAATGCTGGATTTGCGAATGGTGTGAGGACAGCCGTTCATACGGTTGAAGCTTTAGCCACTGATGTGGAAGAGTTGGAAGAATTTACATCGGATACACTTGGAGCCGAGTACCCGATGAGTGAAGGCTCCACAGCAACGACCAATCGGTTTAGTGCGTTGATTGGACGAGGATAGCACTAATTGGAAAAGCAAAATGCCAGAAGAAAACGGTGAAGTAACCGCCGAGCAAATGTTGGCCGCAGCCGCTGAGTATGATAGCTCAGTTGCTGCGGAGGAACCCGAAACGCAGTTTGAACTTTCTAAGGAACCGGAAACGGATTCGGAAGAGGTTCAGGAAGCTGAAGCAGAAATAGTAGATGCGGATGCGGATGAGGAAACAGAAGCTCAGGCTGATACGGAACCTGATTCCGAAAAGCAGGATGCTGACGAACAGGTAAGTTCATTGACAGAGGGCGAGGCTCCAGAAGCGAAGGAGCAACCCAAAAAAAGTAAGTGGGCTAAGAATGAACAGCGCAAGTCTCGTTCGTGGCAGGAAATTAATTCTGCCAAGGAAGAGATGAAAGTTGAGCGCGAGAAACTTGAGGCGTCTCGTAAAGAGATTGATATGCTCAAGACTAAGGTTCAGGAAGGCAACGCTTACAGGGACGAAGATGGTCTATCGGCTGATGACTGGGACAAGATCGCAGAGGAAGCTGAAGATGGTGGCGACAGAGAAGATGCCAAGATTGCTAAAAAAGAAGCTGATAAGCTTCGGAATAAAGGCAATGAAACGGTAAACGAACTGGAAGCCGAAGAGGTTAGCAAAAAGCACGAAGCTGATTGGAAAGACGCATTCAATGATTTGCGTGGAAAAAATCCAGAGCTGGATGACAAAGAAGCTGACCTCACCCAAAAGACCAACGAACTCCTACGGGAATATCCCGAACTGGTTTATTTGCCAGAAGGCAAGGGGCTGCGTCACGCAGTCAAGATTGCTAAGTGGCAAATTACAGCTAGTTCTGCGGAATCGAGCCAAGCCGAAGTTAAAGAGCTTACCGAAAAACTAACTAAACTGGAAAAAAAACTATCAGTTAATGGCGGGTTTACGAACGAGAAGGCTTCAAAGTCCAGATCGTTTGATGACCTGTCGGACAACGAACAGCTAGACCATCTTAGGAGAGCTGCCTTGGAGTACGACAACGCGATGTAACTGAGTAACACAAATAAAACTATGGCTACTAATACAACTAGTACAAGCGGCCTTACTGACCAGTATCAAAATTATTTCAGCAAGAAATTGCTGACCTACGCTGTTCAAGCATTGATAATGGATCAGTTTGCCGAGAAATCCCCGCTTCCTGCGAAGTCGGGCCACAAAGCAATCACTATGTTCCGCTACGGAGCACCTTCTACGGGCAACATTGTTGGCCTTACTGAGGGTACGCCAATTGGTTCATCCGGTGAACGCGCATTGACCCTTGAGAAGATTGAGAAATCTCTCACTCAAAGAGGTCAGATCATCAAGATGTCAGATATCCTGACCGCAACGGACTTGTTCAACAGCTTACAGCAGTCGATCAAGACCAACGGTGAAGATGCTGCTCTTGACTTGGACACGCAAACTCGGAACACCGTTATCGGCTCTAATGCCGCTGGCGATGCAAAAGAGAACGGCGATGGTTCCGCTCTGGATAACAGCGACTCTCTTACTGAGATGTATGCTGGTGGAGCTGCTAACTATTCCGCTCTTAACTCCGACACTGACAGCTCGACTGTTCTGAAAGCCTCGGACGTTCTGGACGTAGTTACCAAATTAAAGGTAAACCGCGCTCAGCCTGCCAAAGGTGGGATGTACGTTTGCGCTGCAAGTCCTCAAGTCATTAGTGACATTATGCAGGACTCGACGTGGGTAAACGCAGCCCAGTACAGCAATGTTGAAGACCTGTACAAGGGTGAAGTTGGAAGTCTGTACGGAGCTAAATTCGTAACGACTACTAATCCGTGGATATCCACTGGTTCTGGTACTGAAGATGACCGCTTTGCTTATGCAACTGGTGGAAGTTCAGACCTTGCCGCTGGTGCTCGCGTCTTTGCTTCGATCTTCTTGGGTCAGCAAGCATATGGTGTTCCTGAGCTGGGCAGTCAATCGCCGTTCAGCCCGAAGGTTATTATCAACGATCAAGCTGACAAGAGCGATCCGCTCAATCAGTACTTGACCGCTGGTTTCAAAACCTTCTGGGCCGCTTTGCGACTGAACTGCAACAACTACGCTATTATGCGGAGTAAGAGCAACAGCACTGCTTAGTGAAGTATTCAAGTTATGAAGCCTAAAGGTGGAGTAACCCTTATAATTGCCGTGGGAGGGGGGAAACCCCCTCACCACGGTCGTTCCAATAAAGACGAGGAGGGGTGTGAAATGATTAAAATTCCATTGGCAGCATTAGCTGCGGATTCAGAAGAAGGCGAAGGCGTTTCTCCGGAAGTGGGTGACGCAGTTGTGCTTGATAATGTCGAGGGCGAATTGGTTGGCGTGGATGGCGATGCTGCACACGTTGAACTCAAGACCGCCAACGGTCAGCCTATTGAGTATGTGTCCCACGAAGAGGAGACGGAAGAAGAAGACCTGGGGGCAGAGGAAGACATGCTTCGGGCTTTAGCCGAGGCGGAAGATGAAGAGGGCAGATAATGCCTATCTATACCTTTGTCTCTGAAGGCGGGGAGGTGGTTGAGGAGATTGTTCCCTCAAAGACCACCCATATAACCCGCGAAGGCGTGGACTATAAGCGGTCTATGGGCCAAGAAGGCTTTTCACTTACCGGAAGGGCCGTTGGGATTCCTTCA